GAAGACAAGTTTGAAGAGTATTACAGGCTTTGGCGGGGACAGTGGAACCCAGAAGATTCTCAAAGAGCGTCAGAGCGTTCTAGGATTATTAGTCCTGCGCTACAACAGGCTGTTGAATCAAATGTCGCGGAGCTTGAAGAGGCGACTTTTGGTCGCGGAAAGTGGTTTGATATTGCTGATGATTTCACTGACGGTCAAAAGCAGGATGTTTTGTATTTACGCAAAAAGCTTTCTGAGGACTTTGAAGCCTGCATGGTACGAAAGGCTGTTGCAGAGTGTCTTATCAACTCGGCTGTATTCGGAACTGGCATTGGCGAAGTGGTCATTGAAGAAGTTAAAGAAATGGCTCCAGCGTCAGAGCCGATCATGGGTGGCGACCTTCAGGCGGTTGGTGTAAATATTACTGACAGAGTTGTTGTAAAGCTTAAGCCTGTACTTCCGCAGAATTTTCTTATTGATCCTGTAGCAACATCGGTAGATGACGCCTATGGCGTAGCAATTGATGAGTTTGTAAGCAAGCACACTGTTGAGTTGCTGCAAGAGCAAAAAGTTTATATGGAAGGGCCAATTGGATCAGCCTCTCCAGATTCTGATCTTGAGCCAGATCAAGACTTTACAATTTATAACGACGATAAAGTTCGATTAACAAAGTATTACGGCCTTGTTCCAAAAGAGCTTTTAGAGGCTGAAGACATTGAGGTTGAAGAAGACTCAAAGTATGTCGAAGCTATTGTTGTTATAGCAAATGGCGGAACATTGCTTAAAGCATCTAAAAATCCATATATGATGGGTGACAGACCTGTTGTTGCTTTTCCTTGGGATGTTGTGCCAGGAAGATTTTGGGGTCGTGGCGTATGTGAAAAAGGTTATAACAGCCAAAAGGCGCTTGATACAGAGCTTCGCGCTCGCATAGATGCGTTAAGCCTTACGATTCACCCAATGATTGCAGTGGATGCGACAAGGCTTCCGAGGGGCGCTAAGCCAGAAGTGCGTCCTGGTAAAATGATTTTAACCAATGGAGATCCCCGTGAAGTCTTACAGCCTTTCAACTTTGGTCAAGTGGGCCAAATCACGTTTGCCCAAGCCGCAAGTCTTCAGCAAATGGTACAGCAAGCTACAGGGGCTGTTGACTCCGCTGGCATCGCGGGTCAAGTTAACGGAGAATCAACTGCTGCTGGGATTAGTATGTCTCTTGGCGCTATTATTAAGCGTCATAAGCGTACTTTAATTAACTTTCAGCAATCGTTTTTGTTGCCGTTTGTGACTAAAGCGGCCCATCGATATATGCAGTTTGATCCTGAAAACTATCCAGTTGCAGACTATAAGTTTGTTGCAACTAGTACTCTTGGGATTATTGCTAGAGAGTATGAGGTAACTCAGCTAGTTCAGTTATTGCAGACCATGAAGCAGGATAGTCCAATGTATCCTGTGTTAATTCAAAGCATTATCGATAACATGAATCTTAGTAACCGAGAAGAGCTTATTGCGACAATGCAACAGGCTTCTCAGCCTAACCCACAGGCGCAGCAAATTGCACAAACAGTTCAGCAGGCTCAGCTACAATTGCAAGCAAGCCAAACAAATGCGCTTAACGGTCAGGCCGCAGAGTCCCAGGCTCGCGCAGCTAAGATATCAATTGAAGCGCAACTTGCTCCGCAAGAGCTTGAGATTGATAGAATTAACGCAGTAACAAAAGGCCTTAAAGAAGGCGATTCAGATGATAAAGAGTTTGAGCGACGATTGAAGGTGGCCGATAGGCTTTTAAAAGAACGTGAGCTAGAGGGAAAAGAGCTTTATGCTAATGACGCAAACCGAAATCAACAGCTTGCTGGGCCAAATCAACAAAGCATTCCAAGACCAAACCGACAAGCTGGAACAAGTCCAAATCCAATTGCAAACATTGGAGAGCAGGCTCAATGAGCAAGAAAAAAGATCCAAAGCTGGCACGCGCGGGCGTAAGCGGATACAACAAGCCGAAGAGAACCCCGAACCACGCAACGAAGAAGTTTGTGGTAGTAGCCAAGAAAGGGGATAAAACCAAAACAATTCGGTTTGGTGATCAAAAAATGACAATTAAAAAAGATCAACCAGCTAGAAGAAAATCATTTCGGGCTAGACATAAGTGTGATACAAATCCACCTGACAAATTAACGGCTAGATATTGGTCATGTAAGAAGTGGTAATTACGGGTTATTGATATGAAAGTAAAAGCACCTGATGGCTATCATTGGATGAAAAGCGGCAAAAGTTATAAGCTTATGAAGAATCCTTCGGGCGGATACAAGCCACATAAGGGCGCGTCTCAGTCTGCTAATTTTGAAGTTCAAAAAGTTCACAAAGACAAATAGGGGGCTGTAATGGCTTATAAAAGCGGTGGAAGCAAAAAATATATGGTTAAATCAAAGCCTCCTAAAAAGAAAAAGGTTAAAAAGTAATGGCAGCAAAAAAGACCTTGCCTAAAAAGAAAAGCAGTCCAACGCCAAAAAACAAGGCGTTATACTCTAGAGTAAAGTCTGAAGCTAAAAAGAAATTTGACGTATACCCTAGCGCCTATGCCAATGCATGGCTTGTTCGGGAATACAAAAAACGTGGTGGCACTTATGCCTAAGCCTAAAGGCGGCTTAACCAAGTGGTTTAAGGAAGAATGGGTTGATATTAAGACCGGAAAAAAATGTGGTCGTAAAAAAGCTAAAGGATCTAGCCGCCCATATCCTGCATGTAGGCCCAAGGCAGTGGCTGCTAAAATGACAAAGGCAGAAAAAGAAGCAGCTAAGCGGAAAAAGACAGGGCCAAAAGCAATTAAGTATGCGGTAACAGCTTCAGGCAAAAGAAGGAAAACCGCAAAAAAGACAGCGTAATCAGTGAGATAACCAAATGGCCTCTATGGAAAAAGAAGTTGAAGAGTATTACAACAAGTATTTTGATTTGTTTACAACCGATGGTTGGAAGCAGCTAATTGAAGAGTTAAAGCACAATGCTATTTCTGTTAATAGCGTTGAAGCGGTTAAAGACAGTGACGATATGTATTTTCGGAAAGGCCAGTTAAACATTTTGGCTTTTTTGTTGAATTTAGAGTCTACTGTTAACAACAACTTTGAAGAGTTGCAAAAAGAAGATGAATAAGATATTTGACTTTCGGTGCGAAAACGGTCATATATTTGAAGAGTTTGTAGCGGGCGGAACCACAACCACTAGGTGCGGATGTGGCGCTAATGCTAGAAAGATCGCTTCAGCATCAAATTTCGTGCTGGATGGGTCTACTGGGGATTTCCCTGGCAGACACATGAAGTGGGTGCGAGAGCATGAAGAAGCGGGACGACGAGGACGGGAAGCTCAACGAGAGGAGAGTCAAGCCCAATAATTCCATAACCATTAGGCGGAATGAGTTTAAATGATGTCAAGAGCAACAATTATTGATGAGCGTCAAGATATAGACGAACCTGATGTTTCGCAGGAAACACAGCCAGAAACTTTTGAGGATCCAGTACAGGAACAACCTCAAGAGCCTGATCTTCCGGAAAAGTATCGAAACAAGTCTGTAGAAGAACTTGTGCAGATGAATCAAGAGCTTGAGAGGTTTTCAGGCAAACAGAGTACGGAAGTAGGCGAGCTGCGAAAGTTAGTTGATGGATATATCCAGACAGAACTCGACAACAAGCAAGCACCTGAAACACAGCAAGAAGATAACAACACAAATGATGTTGATTTTTTTGTTGACCCGCAAAGTGCTGTTAATCGGGCTATAGACAATCATCCTAAAATCAAAGAGGCAGAAACGTACACTAAGCAGTACAAACAACAGGCCACTCTTGCGCAGTTAAGATCAAATCATCCTGATATGGATCAAGTTTTGCAAGACCCTAAATTTGCTGAATGGATAAAAGGATCAAAGGTTAGAACGCAATTGTTTGTAAAAGCAGATCAGGCGTATGATTATGATTCGGCAAATGAGCTATTTTCGCTTTGGAAAGAACGAAGCAATATAGTTCAGCAAACTGCAATAGCAGAGCGCGCAAGTCGTAAGAATGCGGTTAAATCGGCAACAACAGGCAATGCCCGAGGTACAGCGGAAAGGTCAAACAAAAAAGTTTATCGTCGTGCTGACATTATTAAACTTATCAAAACTGACCCAGACCGTTATAACGCTTTATCAGATGAGATACTGAAAGCATACGCGGAGGGTCGAGTTAAATAGCCTAAAGGAGAACTATCATGGCTACAGCAACTTATCCTGGCGCGGGTGGTAATACCGCATTAACAGAAGCGGCAACATTTGTACCAGAAATTTGGTCAGATGAAATTATTGCTGCTTATCAAAAGAACTTGAAGATGGCTCCCCTTGTCAAGCGCATTTCTATGTCTGGCAAGAAGGGTGACGTTATTCATATTCCTAAGCCCACTCGCGGCGATGCTAATGCTAAAGCAGCTGATACTGCGGTAACTATCATTGCCAATACAGAGTCAGAGTTGACGATTACTATTAACCGTCACTTTGAATACTCGCGTTTAATTGAGGACATTGTAGAGGTTCAGGCTTTGTCTTCTTTGCGTCAGTTTTACACTGAAGACGCTGGTTATGCTCTGGCTGTACAGGTTGATAATGACCTGCACTCTTGCGGTACTGGCTTTGGTGACGGTGGTGCAGTTGTATTTTCTGGATCAGTAGCTCCTACTGACTACCAGCACACTGGCTGCTTTATGAATACCAATGACTCAACGACTCAGTACACTGACGATACTATTGATGGTATTGCTGGTGATAAGTTTACTGATCGTTTTTTCCGAGACATGATCCAAAAGCTGGATGACAACAATGTCCCAATGGAAAATCGTTACTTTGTTATTCCTCCTGGAGTACGGAATGAAATTATGGGCATTGACCGATATGTTTCATCTGACTTTGTAGGCGGTGGAGTAGTAAATAGCGGCCTTATTGGTAATCTTTATGGCGTAGATGTATACGTGTCTGCTAACTGTGCAACTATTGAGTCTGCTTCCGACAACAGTGCGGCAAGTGTTGATACTCGCGCGGCGTTGCTTTTCCACGCTGATGCAGTTGTGATGGCTGAGCAAATGGCCGTTCGATCACAGACGCAATACAAGCAAGAGTATTTGTCTACTCTGTACACTGCCGACACCCTTTATGGTGTTCAAGTGTATCGTCCTGAAGCTGGGTTTGTGCTCGCACTACCATCTGCTTAATCTATACGGGGGCCTCGGCCCCCCTTTCTTTATATCCAATGTTTTCCTTGGAGTAGTTCATGGCAACCACAATTAAGCTTAAAAATGGATCGGGTGCGCCCTCAGCTAGTGATTTAGTCCAAGGCGAACCAGCAATTGATTTAACAAACAAAAGACTTTATACCGAAAATGGCAGTGGTGCTGTTATCGAAGTGGGGTCAAACCCAAGCAGCCTTTCTATCGCGGGGACTGCAATTACCGCTACAGCAGCAGAGTTAAACATTCTCGATGGGGTAACATCTACCGCAGCTGAATTAAACATTTTGGATGGTGTAACGTCCACTACTGCTGAATTAAACATCCTTGACGGAGTTACCTCTACTGCCGCAGAACTCAACATTTTGGACGGAGTGACTTCTACTGCCGCCGAGTTAAACATTTTAGATGGCGTAACCTCAACTACAGCAGAATTAAATATTCTTGATGGCGTTACAGCCAGTACAGCAGACATAAACTACGTAGACATTACAAGCATTGGAACTGTTGAAGCAAGCAAAGCAATTATTACAGATTCTAATAAGGACATTGCAGGCGGCAGAAACATTACAATTTCTGGTGAGCTTGATGCAGGCTCTTTGGATGTGTCGGGTAATGCAGATATTGACGGCACACTTGAAACAGATGCTTTGTCAATTAATGGTACGGCAGTTACAAGTACCGCGGCAGAGCTAAACATCCTTGACGGGGTTACGTCGACAGCTGCAGAGCTTAATATTCTTGATGGAGTAACGTCTACGGCGGCAGAACTAAATATACTAGATGGCGTTACATCTACTACCGCCGAGCTTAATATTTTAGATGGAGTTACTAGCACTGCTGCAGAGCTAAACATATTGGATGGCGTTACAGCTACAACGGCAGAGTTAAATGTTCTTGATGGTGTAACAGCTTTTCTTGACGAGGATGACTTTGCTAGTAACTCAGCTACAGCGATTCCTAGTCAGCAGTCAGTAAAAGCATATGTCACTGCAAATGCTGTAAGCGGGAGTGGCCTTTCAAATGTTGTAGAAGATACAACGCCACAGCTAGGTGGAAGTCTTGATGTAAATGGTCAAGACATTGTTAGCGTATCCAATGGAAACATTACGCTTACGCCTAATGGCTCTGGCCTTGTAAGGCTTGATGGTAATGTTGACATACAGTCTGGCGAGATTGTCCTTAAGAATTCTGGCTCAGTATCGAATGTTAAGTTTTATTGTGAGTCTAGCAACGCTCATTACACTCAGCTTCAGTCATCTGCTCATAGCGCGTACAGTGGCAATGTAACGCTTACGCTTCCTCCTGCGACTGATACCCTGGTTGGACGAGCAACAACTGATACGCTTACAAACAAAACGCTTACATCACCTGATGTAAACACGCCAGACATTGATGGTGGAACGATTGATGGCACTGTTATCGGAGGCTCTACCGCCGCCGCAGGCTCGTTTACCACACTGACAGCATCCTCTAATGTTTCGTTTGATGGTGGCACTATCAAGCTGGACGGTAATTATCCTACTGGTAGCTACAACGTAGCATTGGGCAACACTGCTTTTGATGCAGTAACTTCTGGAGATTACAACACAGCGGTTGGACACGAAGCTTTAACGTCTATGACAGAGGGCTCTAACAATACGGCTGTGGGTTCTAATTCGCTTAGAACACTTACTACAGGTACAAACAATACGGGCTTTGGACAAGCATCTTTATATGAACTTACAACTGGTTCTTATAATATTGCTGTGGGTAGAGGGTCGCTACAAAATACTACTACAGCGTCATACAACACGGCAGTCGGGCATGAGGCTTTAAACGACAATACAACAGGCGCTTACAGCACAGCCATTGGGTATGAGGCGGTTGACGCGGCTACCACGGCGTCTTCTAACGTAGGTGTGGGGTATCAAACACTTACTGACGTTACAACAGGTACTGGCAACACCGCCGTGGGAACCAATGCTGGCGCAAATTTGGTTACCGACGGCTATGTTACTGCTATAGGTTATAACGCGCTTACCACTAACACAGGACACAGCGCCTCGCTGAACGTCGCGGTAGGCGGGTACTCACAAGCTAATGCCACCAGCTACTACAACACGTCAGTAGGTTATCGCGCACTTGAAGATGCAACGTCTCACTCTAATACGGCGGTAGGCAGGCAAGCTCTAGCGGAGTCTACCAGTGGCACAGAAAATGCCGCGTTAGGCAATGTGTCGATGCCGAGTTCTACATCTGCCGCATACTGCACTGCTTTAGGTAGCCAAACGTTATATGGCCTAACTACTGGCTCATACAATACGGCAGTTGGGCGTAGTGCCGGAATTAGTCTGACTAGTGGAACTAACAATATAGCGATTGGCAATAATGCCCTAAACAGTAGAACGGGAGGACACCACAGTACCTGCATTGGAATAAATGCTGGCTATGCGGGAACAGCAAACGGTTACAACGTCCAAGTAGGAAATTATGCAGGAACCAGTGCCACAGCTAGTTATGGCGTACATATTGGTTACAGTGCTAACTACTCCTGTACGTCTGGAGAAGCAAACACTAGCACTGGATACAATGCCGCATATTACACGACTACAGGTAGCTATAACGTAGCGTTTGGTAATGCGTCTTTGCAAGCAAATACAACAGGGTTGCGAAACGTTGCAGTAGGGGCGTCTTCTTTGTTGACCAACACAACCGGAGCCTACAACGTAGGTGTCGGGTTTCAGGCTCTTGCCCTTCAAACCTCGCCCAACTTTAATGTAGGAGTCGGTTATCAGGTTGGTTATTCTACGACCACAGGATATGATAATACCTATCTTGGAACCTATGCAGGGTATTCCGGCACCGTTGCCGCTAGAAATGTATATGTTGGATATACCGCTGGATACAACGGAACCGGCTCATACAACACAGCGGTCGGAAACAGTGCGGGTGATGCGATTACGTCAGGGAGCAACCTGACCTGTATTGGCTACAATTCTGACCCATCAAGCGCAACAGCAACTAACGAGGTAACGCTAGGAAACTCAAGCGTTACGACATTACGCGCTTATGCGGCGCTAACAAACTTGTCTGACAGACGCGACAAAGACAACATACAGTCGCTAAATAGTGCTGTGGCATTTATTAAAGCGTTGCGGCCTGTTTCGTTCGATTGGAATATGAGAGACGGCGGCAAAGTAGGCGTTTCAGACCACGGTTTTATTGCTCAAGAGTTGAAGACAGCACAAGAGCAAACAGACTGGCACGTTCCTAATTTAGTTTACGAAAGCAATCCTGATAAGCTGGAAGCGTCTTATACAACGCTGTTGCCTTCCGTGGTATCAGCATTGCAAGAGGCGCTTGCAGAAATTGAATCATTAAAAGCACAAGTTGCTGAATTAAGTGGAGACTAAAAATGAGTGATGAAAACCTGACATCAGAGCAAATTCAGAAGCAATATGATGCCGCTATGGATTCTGTAAATTTGTTAAATTCTAGCAAGCCAGAAGGTTTTACGGATAGTGATTGGACTGATCATAGGGCGCGAAACGTAGAGCACCTAGAGATTATGGTTGCCAAGCCTTATTGGACTGACGCGCAGGATACGTCTGTGCTTCAAGCCGCCATTGACGCAAACTCGTAAACTAATGAATGGATCCTCTTTCTTTAATTGCTATGGCGTCTACAACCTTCAAGGGTATACAGACGCTAGTAAACAAGGGCGCAGAAATTGAACACGTTGCCCAAAAGCTTGGGCATTGGTATGGCTTGGTTTCCGATATTAAAGAGGCAGAAAAAGAATCAGAAAAGCCGCCATTGTTTAAAAAGTTGTTTGATGGCGAGTCTGTTGAGCAGCAAGCACTAAACAGCGTTATTGCAAAAAAGAAAGTAGAGGAGCAAGAAAAGCAAATACGGGAGTTAATTACTTGGTCTTACGGGGCAGAAACGTATAAAGAAATGATGCAAATGCGTCGAGAAATACGGGCAAAGCGTGAGCGGATAATTTATAAGCAGCGGAGAAGGCAGAGAAGAATGTTAGATGTTTCAGCAATAATTATTGCTTTGATGCTTTCGGGTGGAATTATTTATGCAACGGTATCAGTTATAAGGAGCGCAGGATGAAGAGCATATTGGCTTTTGCGGTTGTTGTGGTAACAATGTTTGTTTCGGCAGATACAGTAATTTTGTATGACGATGGTAGCCAATACACAGTTAAAGACAATGAAAAAGTGTACGTTAGTCATTATTCTAAGCTTTATCACACAAAGGCTTACAGTCGAGGCGATATTCTTTTTCATTTAACGCTGCCGAATACAAAGAAAGATTATGTGCATGTTGAGACGGGCGGCGTTGGCGTTATAGGCAGCGCGCAGTGGTGTGAAAGCTATATTCCCTGGTCGGAAGGATTGACGTTTAATATGGTTACATGGCAAAGGCAGTGCGATGTTACCAATGACGGCGTGTATGATATGTGCGATTACTACGAGCCGACCGGCATTCTGTCATTTGAGGAACTTCAGTGGCAGGATCAGTGCAATGGCGGAGAGGCTTACAGCGGTGACTGAACAAAGGCTTGAAAGAATAGAAGACAAGCTAGACAAGCTATCAGATACAGTGGCTAATTTTGCTCGGATTGAAGAAAGGTTGCTATCTATATTTAAGCGACTTGAGCGGCATGAAAAACAGATTGATGGTCATACAGAGGATATTAAAGACTTAACTAATAATGTACTAACTAACTCAAATTCTTTGCGATTTGGTGAAAGGATGTTTTGGATTTCAATAACAACCGGCGCTTCACTCATTGTTTACTTAATGAGGTAATGTATGTTGCAAGCATTAATAGGCCCAGTTGCCGGTTTAGCTAAAGCATGGCTAGGCAACAAGCAGCAGCAGTCTCAAGCTAAACATGAGGCTAAGATGCAGGTTATACAGAATGGTGCAGATTGGGAAAGCAAAATGGCTGACGCGTCTGCGTCTAGCTGGAAGGATGAGTTTTGGACAATTGTTCTTGCAGTGCCGTTATTTGCTCTTGGCTGGAGCATCATTGCTGACGACCCTCTTATTGTTGATAGGGTTCATGACAGTTTTTCTGCTTTGGATACTCTTCCAGATTGGTATCAGTATCTATTGTTTCTTGCAGTATCTGCGTCATTTGGAATACGTGGTGCTGACAAGCTGATGAAACTTAAGGGTGGTAAATAGGTTATGGCTACTAGAGGCATTGGCAGGGTTACAGAGGGTGGGGATTCGTATTCCGACCCATTTGACATTGAAGAAATAAGGCGAATATTAGAAAGTATGCAAGCTGGCTTTAGTGTTTATGGGCCTTCTGGAACAGCCAACCAAGAATTTAAAACACTAAAAGCCTACCTTCGAACTGTATTTGGCCCACTTCCAGAAGGCGCTGTTGATTATGCGTCAGGCGATTTAAACGGAGATGGGACAAACGAGCTTTACGCTGTAGATGCCGATGGAAATCCGCATACTGTTTATAGCGGGGGCATGGACAATCCAGTATCAGTTTTGTTTGAAGATTGGGATGGAACTGTTGATGTTCAATATGGAGATCCTGGAGGCGCAGGCACTGGAAGCGATGATGGCGGAGCAGGCACAGGCCCATTAACAGACGATGAAGGAAATCTTCTTGTAGATGAAAATGGCAATTTAATATTTAACCCTATTGTTCCAGGTGTAACTATTCCTACATTTCCGCTACCTAATGATGGCGGTGGTGGGGGTGGGGGTGGCAGTAGTGGCGGCGGCGGTAGTGGTGGCGGAAGCGACCCTAATGATACTGATGATACAGACACAACTTCCACAGGAACTGGTACAGGCACCCCGCCTGGAGGCTCGGGTCAGCCAGGAGATGACAAATCCCAGCAATATTATGAAGTTGATGAGGATGGGAATGTATTTATTCTTGTTCCTTCCCGCGAGGGCGATGAGTCATCGGGGTGGGATGAAGATGGATTTTGGCAGGGTGAGTGGAGAGAGCTTGGCAATATAAATGATGGAACTGGTGCGTGGTGGGAGGAGTTTCTTCCTGGAAAATCGTATGGCGAACATGGCGAAGAAATAATTACCCCTGACGACACTGACGTTTTGGGAACTGACGATGACGATGACGATGACTTATTTGGCACTATAAGCAGTCTTTTAGGCAACATGCAGGGGACTATTGACGGAACAGATCCTGATTTTGGTATAGACGACATTTTGACCGGAATGCAGGGAACCGTTGGCGGTGGCGGAGATGACAATACTGGCGGTGGCGGAGATGGTGGCACTGGTGGTAGCGGGAATGGTGGTGATGGTGCCAGTGAAGGTAATACCATTAAAGGTAATGACGGTGGCACACTTCCTACAGGAGGGCCACAGCCACCTACTACAACAACAACCCCAACCACAACACAAACTGTAACGCCTACAACAACCACTTTGCCTACTGGCGGGCCGCAACCACCCGGGGGTGGCGGTGGCGGTAGCGGAGGTGGTAGCGGTGGCGGAGATGGCGGCGGTGATGGTGATGGTGATGGTGATGGGGATGGAAGTGGATCGCCAAGCACCCCCAAAGCACCCGAGCTTGACGTTGATAAATATCAAACATCTTTGTTTTTTAATGTTCCAGAGCTTTATAGAATTAGCAGGGCAAATAGAGATTATATATCTGATTTTAGTCAGAGCGACTCGAGCCTATTGATGGACGATTTTTTTAATCGCAACACTCGGCGTAATGGAATGCTGGTATGACATATTTAAATTTAGTTAATAATGTATTAAGACGGTTGCGCGAAGATGCAGTTTTGACTGTTGCAAATGATACCTACAGCACGATGGTTGGTGATTTTGTAAATGACGCTAAAGAAATTGTTGAGTCAGCATGGGATTGGTCTGCGCTAAGAACTACGTCAGGCTCACCGTTAACAATTACAACGTCATCTGGCGACTTTACTTACTCATTGACAGGAAGCGGTGACAAAGGAAAGGTGCTAAATATAATCAACGACACTTCTAATTTGAGAATGGAATATCAAACTCAGAATTGGTTTGATGATAAATTTTTAGTCCAAACCCCAGCGTCAGGTGCGCCCGAGTACTACACATACAACGGGGTTGATACAAACGGTGACACGCAAATCGATGTTTATCCTAAACCAGATGGCGTGTATTCGTTAAAATCTAGAATTGTTATACGCAAGACGGCGTTGAGCAGCGACACTGACACTCTTGCGGTTCCTAGTCAGCCTGTTATTCATTTAGCGGTTGCATTGTTGGCTAGAGAACGGGGTGAAACAGGAGGAACATCAACGGCTGAATACTTTTCTATTGCTGATAAATATCTTTCTGACGCAGTTGCGCTTGATGCTCAAAAGCATCCTGAAGAAACAATTTTTTATACCCCGTAGGAGCAGTCATGTCATTACCATTACAAAGCATTGACTTAATTGCCCCTGGGTTTAAAGGATTAAACACAGAGGACTCGCCTTTAGCGCAAGACCCTACGTTTGCAGAAGTTGCGGATAATGCGGTAATTGATAAGCGTGGCCGTATAGCTTCTCGCAAAGGAATCAATGTTTTAACAACAAACAAAACTGTTTTGGGTTCTGATTATATCCATAAAATTCATCAGTTTTATGACGATTCTGGCAATGATGTAATTTTTAGCACTGGTAATAATAAAATAATAACCGGCACAACTACGCTGGTTGATGCTACTCCAGGCTCATACTCAATAAATGCTAATAACTGGAAGATTGTAAACTTTAACAACAAGGCATATTTTTTCCAAAGAGGTTTAGAGCCGCTTGTTTATGACAATGCAACTGGCTTACGAACATTTGGCACTGTGACTAGCACAACAACAGCGGCTACTCTTAAGTGTAATGAGGCTATAGCATCGTTCGGGCGTTTGTGGATAGCTGATAACGCATCTGAAGCTCAAACAGTATATTGGTCTGATCTTTTAGATGGGGTTGATTTTACTGGCGGCTCAAGCGGGTCTATTAACGTATCAAAAGCATGGCCTGATGGACATGATGTTGTTGTTGGGTTGGTTGCGCACAACAACTTGCTTGTTATTTTTGGTGAGCATAGTCTTTTGGTTTATCAAAATGCTGATACTCCCGCCGTAATGAGTTTAGCTGATACTGTTTCTGGCATTGGAGGTATTGACAGAGGCTCAATACAGTCTATAGGAACAGATGTGTTGTTTTTGTCTGATTCTGGCTTACGAAGCCTTGGCAGAACAATACAAGAAAAGTCATTGCCACTATCTGATTTAAGCAAAAATGTAAAAACTGATTTAATTTTGCTTGTTAATGCCGAAACAGATCCTATTCAATCTGTATTCAGCCCTGAAAACGCATTCTATTTACTTTGTTTTCCAAGTCAAAAAACTGTTCTATGTTTTGATCTTAAAATTAAACTAGAGAATAATGCTTATCGGGTTACTCGCTGGACATCCGTAGGCCATAAATCATTTGGCAGAGACAAAGATGGAACTTTATACATTGGGTCAGCTGATGGAATTGGAAAATACGATGGCTATAACGATAATGCGGCAACATATCAGTTTAGGTATACAAGCCCAGGATTAACCTTTGGAAGTCCAAGCAAAACAAAACTTTTAAAGAAAATACGACCCACATTGGTTGGCCTTAATGATGGGGTGGTTCTTGTTCGATGGGCCTTTGACTTTAGTACAGCATTTAAAAACTATCAAATAAATATTGGCGATCAGAATCCAGCATTTTTTGGCGTTAGTGAGTATGGGGTGGGAACATTTACTGGCGGGTTGTTAGTAACCAGAACCTCTGTCCAAGGAAGCGGTAATGGTGGCGTTATAACCATAGGCATTGAGTCAAGCGTTAATGGTGCCGTTGTATCAATTCAGGAAATTAATGTCTTAGCGTTAGTGGGTAAAACAATATGAGCAATTACAGCAAAACAACAAATTTTGGCGCTAAGGATACACTGCCCTCTGGCGACAGCAATAAAATTATTCGAGGTAGTGAGTT